AACCCAATAAATGTAAGTAACAAATCGACTTAAAATACTTAGAAGTCGGACAAAATTTAAGGAAAATATGATGGAATTGTAGTTAAGTGGTTGAAATGTTGGGATTGGAAGAAAGTCGAAGTAAGATAGTTGACTTTCTTTGGGTGTGATTTGATTGACAATATATATCGTAGTTCATTCGCATAAATCGTCTATATAACAAGGTGTGCTCTTACGCTTACGCGACGAGCACTGCTTAATGCTATACATTCGATAATGCTCACTTTGAAATAATGATAATTCGTTGATTGTCGTAGTAACTATCTTAATTAATTACTAATATTATACCACAACTTTATCAAAAATACAAGAAATTTTTTTCCTAGGGGTATGATTTTTAGGATAGATTTAAGTCTCGAAGATGAGAAAATATTTTATTTTTCTACGAAGGAGTTATAAAATGAAGTGTAAAAATGGTGAGAAAAGTGAGGTGTCATCATCTTCGTCTTTGATGTTTCGGTTTTCGGACTTCGAACTTGCGTTGTTCAGCCGTTATTTTCTGTTGTCTTTTGACTGCTGCTGCCTTCATTCTTTTTCTACGAGCAGTTGGTTTCTCATAAAATTCAAGCTCTTTTATCCGTAGTTTGAGACCATTGCGGTCTGTCTTTCTACGAAGTATTCTAATTGCTTTCTCTACAGACATACCTCTACAATTAACTCTCATCTAGACCCTGTGCTCTTGTAAGACGACACAGGTCATTCGCAATATTACATTGATTATCGACAGCGGCTTTGATGAACTTCATCGTCCATGCCATGTCAAAAACAAAGTCCTGATTCTTCGTATCAAGACCTAATCTATTTGCTTCTAAAAGTAAAGAAGTAGTAAGTTTTTGAGCAATCTCATCTGCTTTCTTTTTTCTTGGAAACTCTACTACATTATCCATCTGTTCTCCTGTGAAAAGTCCACCCTCGTTTCCGAAGGTAATTTACTTGGGAAGTAATGCTAGACGGAGTACGAAGTAAACGAGTAGAAAGTTCATCTAAAGTCATTTTGTTATAGTTGTCTTTCAAAACCATTTTCTCCTTGTAAGTCCAGCTTCCCTTTTTTAATAGTTTCATAATGATATTATATCAAAACAATAACCTCTTGTCAACAAATATTTTTAGGTATCCTTGAAATTTTACTTGACAGGAGGTGTCAGTTTTGATATAATATATAATTGGAGAAAAAATATGAACATAGATACAGCTTATCTTTTAATACTCATGTGTAGCATTTACCTGTCCTATCAGTATGGTAAGAAGGACGGAATCGGTGCCACGCTAGACTATATGAAAGAACAGGGCAAGATAGACTTTGAGGACTAATCAAAAAATTTATCTTGACTTTAGGTTTTAAATTTGATATAATTTACATGAAGTGTGAGAAATGGTTCTCGCACATTGGCGTCCATACCGAAAGGGTGGGCATAGTTTTACTGAAAAGGAAATTAGGAGAAATAATATGACGATTGATATTAGTAAATTTTGGCTTGGTATGAATAATGATTGGCTATTGCAGAATACCGATACTTCATATCCAAGATATAACATAGTCGAAAATGTGGAAACAGGCAACTACCGTATAGAAGTTGCTATTCCAGGTTGGTCGAAAGAAGAAATAGAGGTAGTTCAAGAAAAAAACGAACTACTTATCAAGGGGAAAAAAGAACAAAAGCTTGGTGAAACAGAAAGATTTGTACACCAAGGCTTAAGTCTTAAATCTTTTGAGAGAAAGTTCATTATGAACACAGACTTAAAAGTAGACTTTGTAGAACTCAAAGATGGACTATTGACTATCGCGCTGTCTAGAACTCCGAACTCCAATCGTAAAGTATTGGATATTAAATGATAAGAAAAATGGTATATAGTTTTAGGCAGTTAAATAAGTACGACGATGTTCAAGAAATATTAGGAAATGCTTTCCTATTGTTTCTTTTTACATTCACTATACTAGCAAGTGTAGGAGAAATCGTATCTTAGTACACTGTCAAAGACCTAAGTCGAAGCGCACTCGAAAGAGTGTGCTTCGCATGAAGAAAAGAAGAGAAGAGCAAGACAAAGAACTACTAGACTACGCAAACAAGTTGCAAAAGAAATTGAACAAATCATTAAATGGAGTATTATATGGTAGTAGCAAGTGCCGAAGCTCTAGAAAAAATAAGAGCAAAAGTAGAAGATAGAGGTTATTGGGGAGTTAGACTCCAAATGTTACCAAGTGGTTGTAATGGGTATTCTTATAACTTAAGTTATTTAGAAAGTCCAAGTGCGTCAAGTGACGCAGTATTTTATAACCTAATTGCAGTAGACCCAATGACTTTAGGATATCTTCAAGATATCAATATAGATTGGGTAGAAGAAGGACTAAATGAATATATAAAAATACAAAGTCCTTTAGAAGTTGCTCAATGTGGTTGTGGAGAAAGTTTTACAATATGAAAATATCAGCAGAGGGCTTAGCCCTTATCAAAAAATTCGAAGGCTGCGAGTTAGAAGCCTACCAAGACGCAGTAGGTGTTTGGACTATTGGTTATGGACACATAAAAGGTGTTAAAGAAGGAATGACAATAACCAAACAACAAGCAGAAGAAATGCTTTTAGAAGAGTTAGTAGAGTATGAAAACTATGTTTTAGAAGCAGTAAATCATCAGTTAGACCAGTGCATGTTCGATGCATTGGTATCATGGACATACAATCTTGGTCCAAGTAATCTAAATGCTAGTACAATGTTGAAAGTTCTTAACGCAGGGGACTATGATGGAGTGCCTGAACAAATCAAAAGATGGAATAAGGCAGGAGGCAAAGTTCTCACAGGATTAGTACGAAGAAGAGAGGCAGAAGCCTTGTTATTTGAAGGAAAAGACTGGTCAGATGTATGAAAAGATAAAGAAGATTCCTCAATACTTAAAAGACTTTTGGTATTGGTTCAAAGGTTTATTCATTACTTATTACGAACTAAAAGTAAGTTATAATTCTACTTGGGGTGACGCAGATGACCAAACATTTGTAGTTAGTAAATTTTTTAAAAAACAAGAAAAGTATATAAAGTTCAAAACCCAAGAAGGAGAAATAGTAGAAGTAAGGGGAGCAGAGGGACTTAATTATAGGATTAAAGAATTATGAATCAATTTTTAATAGGAATAATCATAGTGCTAGGACTAGGTGGATATTGGCTATACAATGAGAATGTCACACTAAAAGCAAACAATCTAGCATTAGAGGGAGCGGTAGCTACCCAGCAAGAAGCATTAGACACAATGGCTAATGATTTTGCTTTACAAACAACACAACTGAACGAAATGACAAAGAAAAGTCAAGCCGCTCAAAGAGAACTGAATAGATATTCAGAATTTATAAGAAACTATGAACTGAGTGCCAAAATAATGGGTGACCCAGTTGAAATGCAAAGGAAAATAAATAATGGAACAAAACATATCATGGAAGACATTGAAGGTCTCAGCGTCATTGTTGATGACCTTGATGATGGTCTCCAACTGCAGCCTACTCCCAACGAGGACATTAGAGGTTAGTGCAAAGCCGATAGAGAGAACAATAGTTCAACCTATCATGCCTCGTGAGATAGATTTAAGAGAAGTTAGGTGGCTTACAATTACACCTGAAAACTTTGAAGAACAATTTGCTTTAATTGAAGAACAAGAAGGAGAGTTAGTCTTTTTGGCTATGACTATTCCTGATTATGAAACAATGGCATACAATATGCAAGAACTTAAGAGATATATTACTGAACTAAAAGATGTCGTAGTGTATTATCGAAAGGTCACCACAGAAGATATTAGTGCTAAAAAGACTGATTGATTGGTGGCAATTTTACAGGGAGTATAGAGCCATGATGAAGGCTTCTAAATTCTTTGATAAAAATCCCTCAGTCCAAGGAAGATTCGAAGAACTCGAGGACTGGTGTGAGGAACTGGAAAATAAAATATACAAACTAAATAAACGCTTAAAGCGTCAAGCTCGAAAGAGTGAGAAGTAATATGTTAGACTTTTTACAGGGAATAGTATTAATAATAAAAATAGTGCCATGGTTAGTCATGGGCGCTTCTGTGGTAGCGGCAGCAACGCCAACACCCAAAGATGATATGTGGATAGCAAAGTATTATAAGTTAGTAGACTTATTAGCTATCAACATAGGAAAAGCTAAGGATAAATAATGGTAGATGAAAGATTTAGCGGCGATATGTCGAGAAATGAAGTTGAAATAGACCTAAGTAAGTTTATGGAACTTGTAACAGAGAATAGTAACTTGAAAGCTGAAATATTAAAGTTGGAAAGTGAAAAAGAACCTGAAAATCCATATCAAAAATGGATATGGTTATCAAATATGATAGACGCTTGGAGAATATTTCCAAGAGCATTTCTATCAGTCTATATATTTTTATTGTACTATGCGACAATGTGGTTTATGGAATTACCTGAGCCGTCGCTTGAACAGTCTGGATTGATTTCAGTTATAGTTGGAGCAGGCGCCGCCTGGTTCGGATTATATGCTGGGACAGCAAAAGATAAGATAAATAGTAAGTAATAAAAAATAGTTCTTGACACTTGGTTTTAAATTTAGTATAATATAAATTATGAAAAAATCAAAAGTAAGAAAAACAACACCAAAACATGGAGCAACCTCGTTTCATAAACTAAAGACAGCTTACGACAGACGTAAGAAAGTCTGCACTTACTGTGGAACAACAGAAAATGCAGATGGTCTTTGTGGTGTTTACAAGTGTTGGATATAAGTTATGAATCTATTTTATTTAGACGAAGACTTAGATAAAGCAGCACAGTATCATGTAGACAAACATATCGTAAAAATGCCACTCGAGGCAGCGCAAATTCTTTGCACAACTATCTATATCGATAGATATTTAGGGTATGTTCCTCGTGCTCTCAACGCAGAAGAGAGAGAAGTACTAAATAAAGTAAAAGCTGAAATCAAGCATTTACCTTTAGAGGAACGACCCTACCCCTATTTACCAATGATGTACAACCACCCATGCACTATCTGGGCGAGAGAATCGCTAGAGAACCATGAGTGGGTTCATTGTTATGCAAATGCGTTAAATGACGAGTATCATTACAGATATGGTAAACTACATAAATCGGTAATGGAAGTAGTAAATAAACTACCTGAGCCGATAAATTTACCAAAGAAAGGGTTTACAACATTTGGACTAGCTATGCCAGATGAGTTGAAAGACTATGATAATCCAATACAATCGTATAGAGATTATTACCATCTTGACAAAGCTACATTTGCTAGTTGGTCTTATAGAGATAAACCAGACTGGTGGAATGAAGATTTCGCCGACTACGAACAAAGGATAACAGCAAAATGAATCAAGTAATAATTTATAGTACACCTAGTTGTACCTATTGCACTATGGCTAAAAACCTAGCTACAAGTAAAAATTGCGAAGTAGAATATAAAGTTTTTGGAGAGGATTTTGGTAGAGAGGAGATGATGAAAGAGTTTCCTAGTGCTAGAACTTTTCCACAAATAATATTTAATGGAGAAAAAATCGGAGGATACTCCTCTTTAGTTGAGATATTGACTGATGAGGAATAATTTTAACGAAGAAGAAGTATTAAACTGGATTGATAATTACATAAGGTCAACTTATGATTCTCACTACTCACAAGATAAAATACAGACTACTGAGTTTATATTTGACTCAGGTCATGGTATAGGTTTTTGTATTGGCAATATAATTAAATATGCACAACGATATGGTAAGAAGAAAGGTTATAACCAAGACGACTTACTAAAAGTAGTTCATTATGCAATTATATTATTAGGAGCAGAACACTATGATAAAGACTAAAAAACATGAAAAATTAACAGAAAGTAATATTTCTCATGTAATAGAATTATTAAGAAGTGAGAAACCTATAACAAAGAAAGAAGCCTGTAGCATACTTAATATAAGTTATAATACTACTCGACTTGCTAATATAATACAAGAGCATGAAGAAACCATGCGATATAGAGAGTTAAGAAAAAACCAAAACAAAGGTAAAGGATTAACAGAAAGTGAGAA